AACATGGTCAGGATCATGGCAAGGCAAAGCGCCTGGTGATCCTTTTATCGTTCGAGGCGGCTACAACTGCCGTCATCATTTCCGACCAGTATTTGAGGAGTAAGTCATGCCAAAAGGTAAAGGAACATATGGGTCTAAAGTTGGACGACCCAAAAAGAAAAAGAAAGCTAAATAACCAGTTTTAAACCACTCGAAAGAGGCACGTAACATGAGCGATGAAATCATGGCAACAGAAGCTGAGACTGAAACAGCGGCAGTAGAAACTCAGGAAAAGACGTTTACACAAGCTCAAGTAGACAAAATGATCGCAGGCAGATTGGAGCGACAAACACGCAAGTTTGAAAGCCAGATTGGTGATATTGATTTAGATCAAGCCAGACAGGTTTTAAAAGAGCGTGATGAGTCCAACCTACAAGCTCAAAAAGAGCGCGGTGAGTTTGAAACTATCTTGAAGGACACGGTAAGCAAAAAGGATCAGGAAATAAACGCATACAAGAGCAAGCTACATCAAACACTGGTTGACGGTGCTTTGTTGTCTGCGGCATCTATTAACAACGCGGTCAATCCCGATCAGGTTTCTACTCTGCTCAAGAATCAAGTTCGCTTGTCAGAGGATGGGACTGTTGAGGTAGTAGATGGCAATAACACCCCTCGATACAACGACAAGGGTGATTTGTTATCTGTTAGTGAAGCGGTATCCGAATTTCTTACTGTCAACCCCCACTTTGTGAGGGCATCGGCAGGCGGTTCTGGCAGTCAGGGAAATACTGGCGGCTCAGTCCAAAAAACAATGACACATCAAGACATGGTTGATAATTGGAACACAGGTGGCCGAGAGGCATTTGCCGCAACCAAGCGTTAGCCAACTTGATTTAACTTAATGAAATAGACCGCCATTTGGCGGTTTTTTTTCGCCCATACAAAAGGTAATTCATCATGGCAGCAACAACTAGTGCAACTCTTGACGATCTCTTTGCGAATATTATCGCACAGGCTCGATTCACCGCTGAACAGCAGTCTCTTATGCTTGGTTTGGTAACTCCTTATAACATCGGTTCTGTACCGGGTAAGACGATACAGATACCCAAGTACCCATCAATCGCGGCTGCGGCTTTGACTGAAGGCACTGATATGTCATCAACGACTGTCAGCACTTCATCTGTATCTGTAACCATCGCAGAAGTTGGCGCACAGGTATTGTTAACTGATCTGGCGCGTGACGGAAGCGGCAACCCTGCAACTGAGCTAGGAACTGTTCTTGGTTCGGCTATTGCGAAGAAAATGGATCAAGACCTTCTTGCTCTGTTTGATGGGTTCTCAACCTCTCTAGGTGGCGCAGGAACAGAAATCACTGTTGCTGACATCTTCAAGGCTGTTGCTCATCTTCAAAACAATAACGCGCCTGGTTCTTTGGCCGCTGTTATTCATCCTTACACTGCTTACCAGTTAAAGGCCAACTTGACTAACACTTTTGCCAACCCTAACGGTGGCGATGCTCAGAACGAAGCAATGCGTAGTAGCTTTGTTGGTTCTTTGGGCGGTGTTGATATCTATCAATCAAGCAACCTAACTGTTGACGGTAACGGTGATGTGAAGGGCGCTGTATTCTCTCGCGAAGCACTAGCGATTGCCTTGAAGCGTGACTTCCAGATCGAAACTCAGCGTGATGCATCTTTACGTGCCACTGAGCTTAACGCAACTGCCGTTTACGGTGTTGGTGAGCTTGATGATACTTACGGTGTTGAGTTGTTCTTTGACGCGGTTGTTTAAGTAGTAAAGATAAGCCTCATCCTTTCGGGGGTGGGGCTTTTTTATTGGAGCAATTATGGCTTTTTCAACAGATGCAGACTTGATGGGAATCATTCCTGACATTTTAAGTTTTGGCATTGATTCATTTTCAGCAGATCACGCCAAAGCACAAGCGGATATAGAGCGAAAGATTCGCGCAGATTGGTGGGACAAGCGAGGGTTTAGCGGTGAGTTAAACGCATCCTATCTGACCGATTCACAATGGACTCGCGCCAATGCTTATTTAGTCCTGTGGAAATACGCGCTACCTCAGTTGACCAACTGGGTTGATGGTGATCGATTCCAAGGCATGATTGATTTTTACAAGTCTCGCTATGCCGAAGAGATAGAGGCTGTTTTTAAAGATGGCGTTGAGTATGACGATGACAACAACGGCACGATTGATAACGATGAGAAAACCCCAATCAACGATGGTCGCTTAGTCCGATGAGCCTAGCGGTCAAGGTTGATATTAAGCCCAAGAACTTTAAGGGCATTGCCAAAAAGCGTCAGGCAGAGATTAAGGCGGGAATTACAAAGGCTTTATCTAAAACAGCGCAGGTCGGCATTAATATTATTCAAGACAGGACTGCGAAAGGTGTTGACATGAATAGTCAGCGCTTTAAACCCTACAGTGAGAAGTATGCCTTATTTAGAGCAAAGCATGGGCGCACCCCGGCCAATGTAGACCTTAACTTTACCGGCCAGATGTTGGGTGATATGAGCCTTAAAGCAAATAGCAAGAGGGCGGTTATTTACTTCCTAAGAGGGAGTGAGGCAAAAAAGGCAGTCCACAACAACAAGGCACGACCTTTCTTTGGCTTTAATCGGTCAGAAGAAAAGCAACTGGCAAAAACATTTGAAAGGTTCTTACCATGAGCGTTCGAGAATCCATTGCAGAAAACATTGTGACAACCATCGGTGACATTATTAGCCCAATGGACATTAAATATGTCACGCGAGAACCCTTCCAGTTTGACAAGTTATCTAACGCACAATACCCGGCTGTTTTAGTCAGAACGGCTGATGAGAATCGAGAAGATTCGACCATAGGCGGTTCGATAGGCAAGCGCATGGCAACCATCAACTATGAGTTGGTTTGCTTTGTCAAAGGTGCGCTGATCGACCAGGCAAGAAACAACATCATTGAGGCAATCGAAGAGGGTCTTGATGTCGATAGAACTAGAGGGGGCTTTGCAAAAGATACGCAGATCACCCAAGTCGAAATAGATGAAGGCTCTATTGATCCAATAGGAGGAGTCATCTTGACGGTTCGCGTTTTGTACGAATACACGCGAGGCACAACATAAATTAACCCAACTGAAACAGACCGCCATTTGGCGGTTTTTTTTCGTCCACCAAAAAGCAACATTTTTAAACTAGAGGAAATACAAAATGGCTACAGTCACAGGTCAATCAGGCGTAGTAAAACTACAGTTAGCAGGTACTACAGAGGTCGTGGTTGGTGAGATCAGATCATTCACACTGGAAACGTCTGCTGACACCATCGAAGATAGCGCAATGGGCGATACTGCCCGAACCTATAAGTCAGGCTTAGAGAGCAGCACTGTCTCTATTGATTGCTATTGGGATCAAGCAGACGCACAGCAATTAGTATTAGATGCTCGCGCCTCTATTGATTTTGAAATCAGCCCATCAGGTACAGCGTCAGGCTCTAAGAAATACTCAGGCACAGGCATTGTCACGAGTAAGTCAATCAACGCATCTTTTGATGGCATGGTTGAGGCAAGTTTCAGCCTTCAAGTTTCTGGCGCGGTCACTGAAGCGGCTCATTCATAATGGGTCTTGCTAAAGAGTTACGGTCAAGGCGAACGATACCACTGCGCGAGGTAGTGGTTGATGCCTGGTCAGATGAGAATGGCGTTCCATTCAAACTGTTCTGCGGCAGCATCTCTTGCTATGACCTTAATGAACTGCAAAAGAAACATCCCAACTTTCTTGAGAATACGACAATCGGAGCAATGGTTGATCTGATTCTAATGAAAGCAATGGATGAAGGTGGCTCTAAGCTGTTTACCTCTGCGGAAGATCGGATTGATCTGATGGGTGAGGAGACAGCGGTTATCTCTGAAATCGCCAATCAAATGTTTGCCGATGTTCAATCAGTGGAGACTGCTGAAAAAAACTAAGGCGCGATCAATCAAGGATGAATTTGCTGTCTTTGGCTGATCGCTTGCATATGAGTATCGAACAAGCAGAGCAGATGTCTGTCACCCACTTCAACGAGTGGATGGCCTATTACCAATTAATGAGTGAGAACGATGGCTGAAAATACCAAGATTATTATCAGTGCAGTAGATAAAACCAAGAAAGGTTTTGGCTCTGTCACCTCTGGGCTAAAGAAAGTCACTGGCGCAGTGTTTTCTATGCGAACCGCTTTGGTTGGCGTAGCAGGTGTTGCCGGGTTTGGCTTACTGGTTAAATCATCTCTAAGCGCAACTGATTCATTAGCTAAGACGGCATCGAAGATCGGCACAACCACTGAGGCATTGAGTGCTTTACGGTATGCAGCAGACATCACTGGCATTGCTACGACCACGATGGATATGGCGTTGCAACGGTTTACCCGAAGAACAGCAGAGGCGGCAAAAGGAACAGGCGAGGCTAAGGGTGCAATTCGAGAATTAGGCATTAACGCTAAAGAGTTAAACCGAATGCCGTTAGACCAAAGAATGCTTGCTTTAGCAGACGCGTTTAGCGGAGTTAAAAGCGAGTCAGATCGCCTCAGATTAGCGTTTAAGCTGTTTGACAGTGAAGGTGCGGCATTAGTCAACACGTTAGGTTTAGGCCGCGAGGGACTAGCTGAATTGCTTGGAGAGGCAAAGGCATTGGGCGCAGTAATGTCCAGTGATGCCGCGAGAGGTGTTGAGAAAACGGCTGATGAAATTACTAAGCTAAAGGCCATTGCTCAAGGGATGAGAGATCAGTTTGTTGCGGCTCTTGCTCCTGCGATTGGTTATGTTGTAGCGCATTTCACAGCGTTCTTTAAAAAGATTTCCGAAGAAAAAGGCGGTGTTGAGCAATTCGCCAAAGATATGGCGATCTCGTTTCTCGAAGCTTCTGTTAGTGTTGTTAAGTCGCTTGATACTATTCTCACCAATGTTGGAAACACGTTTGAGTTTTTTCGCAAAAAAGTGTCTGGCTTTGCCGCATGGGCAAACAAAACTGACTTAGATGATTTTACTCGCAGAGCAGATCTACTAAGCGATGCCTTTACGGAAATTTCAACTGGAGCAACATTAAGTGCAAGTCAGATACGAAGTTTAGGACTCGGTGATGCTGAACCAACTATAGCAAATATTGAAAAAAGGTATAAGGAAGTCAATGATCAAATAGATGAATTGAAAGCCAAAATTAGTGGTGGCATGACTAAGATTGATTTTTCTAATGTTATTGATGTTGAGGGTTTTGAGCAAACGATAGACAGTTTAATAGCTACTATTCTTAAAGGCGGCTCAGGTGGAAAACCACTGAAAAAAGTCGTGGTTGAAGAGGTTGAAGATATGCGCCTTGCTTTTGAAAATTGGCAAGAGAAAATAGGCGATATAGATTTAGCCATGCAAGAGTTGGCGCAACAAGGCATGAACAAGTTTACCGATGCCTTTACCGATGCAATCACCGGGGCAAAGAACTTTAGTGATGCCATGAGAGATATGGCGAAGTCGGTAGTTGATAGCCTAATTAAAATGCTTGTCCAGTATTACATTACTAAACCACTGTTTGACGCTATTACTGGCAGCTTTGGCGGTGGTGGCAATGCAAATGCGGCAGGAAATGCGGCAGGGACAAATTTAGGCGGCAGCCGATCATTTAATGGCGGTGGATTCACTGGCATGGGTTCTCGATCTGGTGGCGTAGATGGCAAGGGTGGATTCCCTGCTGTTCTTCATCCTAATGAGACTGTTATTGATCACACGAAAGGTCAATCATCTGGCGTAGTCGTACAGCAGACCATTAACGTGACTACAGGCGTACAGCAAACCGTGCGTGCTGAAATAGTACAGTTAATGCCTCAGATAGCCCAAGCCGCTAAAGGTGCTGTTGCAGACGCTAGGTTGCGCGGTGGTAACTTCTCCAAAGCAATGGGGGGTGCATAATGCCCTTAGCTTTTCCCTCAGTAGGTATTCAGAATATGTCAATGCGCCTAAAGCGTGTTGTGGCTGTTGCTGAATCACCCTTCACTTTAGATACTCAGACCTATACTCACCAAGGCGCACGATGGGAGGCAGAAATATCTCTTCCACCACTTAGCCATGCACAGGCACGATCAGTTGAGGCATTTATTGTTGGCCTTATCGGAAGGGAGGGGACTTTTACGTTTGGCAATCCACTCCATACCAGTTCGGCTACGGCTACAACGTCAGGCTCTACCGCTATTAGATCGGAATCTTTAACCACAACATCAGGTGGTTCTGCTGTGAGTGCAGGGACTTACTTCCAGTTAGGTGATTACCTCTACAT